AAAATATACCAAAACACTTGACCTATTAAGGTCATTTTTTTTGGCTAAAGGTTTCTATGAAGTCCATACTCAAAATCGTTTAAGTATTCTTGCTGCTTGTGAGGATCCAGAAACTGTAGCAACATATAATTATGGTGGTGATATTTGGCCACTACCACAAACAGGGCAGATGTGGTTAGAGTATGAGTTATTAAAAAATCCAGAAGCACCAGGATTCTTCTGTTTATCCACATCATACAGAGCAGAACCAAATCCAGTACCAGGTAGGCACGAAACTATCTTCCCTATGTTTGAGTTTGAAATGCACGGTGGTGTAGAAGAACTTGAAAAGATGGAGATTGAATTGTGCGAACATCTTGGAATACCTTTAGATCAAGATAATATTAAAACATATGATGACTGGTCATGGAAATTTAATGCAAAAGAACTTGAACACGAACATGAAGAAAAAATTGGTCGTGGTATGATTACTAAGTTCCCTGAATGGACATCACCTTTCTGGAATATGGCACGTAATGATGATAAGACTAGTAAGAAAATTGATGTAATCTTAAATGGTATGGAAACTATTGGTTCTGCTGAACGTAGTACTGACAAGAAACAAATGCGTGAAACTTTCTACACTATTTCTGATGGTGGATATGCTGAAATTCTTTATGATAAATTTGGTAAGGAAAGAGTAGAAAAAGAACTTGATGAGTTCCTTGAGTTCGACTTTTTCCCCAGAAGTGGAGGAGGAATCGGTGTAACACGTATCATGCAAGCAATCCCTGATTAGGGATTCCTTTGTAGAGTGGCGAAATTGGTAAACGCAGCACATTGTTTCTGTGCCGTTCCTGGCGGGACTTCTTGGTTCGACTCCAAGCTCTACAGTTTTAAAAAATTATTTAGTTAATCCAACTTGTATCACACATAGAATCTCCATTACCATATAAACCTGTTGGTATTATATTAAATGCTAATGAATGCCTATCAATATCTTCTTTGTGAAGTGCTACTTCATGATAAACATAACTGGGAAATAATATTAACATCTTTGATCTAGGTTTAATATATATTTCATTAGCAGTTACTGAATTAATTTCACCCTCTTTAATTCCAGGTAAAAAACTTGATAAATGAGGTATTGGATTACGAAACTCAAGTCTTCCTGCATTTTTACCATAATCATCATCAAAATAATATACACCACTCCAAAAAGAATTTTTATGTATATGAGTCTGGGATTTTGTATTTTTAGTTGTTAAAGTTATCCACGAAGTAGTAATAACAAAATTTGCATTATAACCTATTGTTTCATTTAATATTTTATTAACATAAGCAGTTAATAAAAATTTTGTTGTTGGAAATTCTTCCAGAACTCTATAGTATGAAATATCTTCATCTACCTTTATATTCTCGGTTTCAACTTGCAAATTACTTCTTCTATATAATTTACAAGATTTTAATTCACTAGTATCCTCATCAACATGCATTTGTGCTAATGGAATTGTGAAAGGTTTCATACAAAAAACATTATTATTCATTACATACCTGCCTGGAATCTATTCCATTCTATAGCGTTTTTAATTTGATACGTTCTATTAGATACATTTTTTATTATTTCTTCTAAAAATTTTAGAGTAGCATCATAATATCTAATCTTTAAATCTATTTGATTTAATCTTTCATCAGCATCTAAGTGCCTCTGTATTGCATCCTTTTCCCTAACTTTATAAGGAAATGGTTCTTCAACATACACCTCTGCTGGTGCCTTACCAGTATAAAAATTATACCTTTCTAATTTTATCTTGCTATATTGATCTCTTGCTTTTTCACGCATTAAAGTAATAGTATTATAGATTGTATAATACTTTGAGTGTAAAACTGGAATTTTTAAAGATTCATCATGTAGATTATCAGGATCAATGACAGCATCACGCTCCCACATCTCCTGAATTTTGTCAAGGTTCATAAGCGAGTTCTACCATCCGATGCTAGTATATTATACACAGTATACTTGAAAGTTGCCTCTGCTGTAAAGTACTGTATGTCAGTTACTGAAGTGTCAAACTCCAAAGAGGTCAATCCTGTTGGAAATAAATCCTTAAATTTTACAATAGCATTGGTTCTATAATTACTATTAAGTATTGAGAGACTACCATCACTATACTGGAGATTCATATCTCTTATATTGGATGCATCCGTAGTTTCTGTTTTAAAATCTTGTGCTGTTTCTGGATAACCAATACCAGTAATCCAGTTATGAATTGCCATATAATTTTTTAAATCCTCATCAACTAAAAATCTTAATATTAAATCACCATAAGAAATTTTTTCACCAGGTACATCAATATCCTTAAGATAGTTTGGTTGAATTGTGGTCTCAAAAAACATTTCAGGAATCTTTGCACTAGTACAAAAGAATGAAACCTTTGGTTCTTTTGTAATAGTAAATTGAAACCCTGCAGGAGATAGAAAATTTCTATTGGTTATCTGGTTGGCAAATGCATTAGTCATTATCCTCCTCCATTAGAGCCATTACCGTTCCCGTTACTCCCACTACTGCTGCTGCCATTAGAACTGTCCACAGCATTATTACCAGCATTTCCGTTTCCATTTTTTTCTTCCTCATCCTGCTCTAGATATCCTCTACCACCTACATGATAACCACGAGGAATCTTCTTACACTTCTTTTCATCGAAGCAATAATATTTTCCAGGAGGACAACGTTTAGATGCTGCCTCTTCTATAAATCTATCAAATTTTTTAGTCATTCAAAATTTGCTCATACCATTGCTCACTCATACCCATAATGATATTTCCTGCCATATCACTATTTTCAGCATATCCTTCACGTATCAGATAATCAGTAATCTTTTTCGTGCGTTCTTGTGCTTCTCTTAATTCTTGGGGTGTATAAGGTTTCATGTTTTTAAATTAAGTGTTATATGTATTTAGATTACTCTTCTCTCACTACAACAGCACCATTAAATCCACCATTAGTTCCATCCGTATTTACTAAAACAGCCTCTGCAGTTGCTTGTGCAGTATATTTTTTTCTTTGTGAGAAGTCATCTGACCAAGAGTTTCCACCTTCATAATAGACATCATAATCGTCTAGTGCAGCACTTCTTTTAATGTGATAGGTATATGCCATTAGTTTAACACAGGTCTCCTGGTGTATTTAGACAAAAAAAGAGACTCCTTGGAGGAGTCTCTCTGAATGGACATGTGGGGCATCTGCCTGATCCACAACATCCTTGATTAAAGGAAATATATCCTTTCTTCTTACATGAGGTTTTGAACCTTAACACGTCTGTAGTAACGGTTAGCATTAGCACTAAGAGCACCAGCACCAACAGTTGTTCCTTCAGCGAATGGGTTGGCAACAACTCCGTAACGAGTCTTAAAGCCAATTTTTGGTTGGAATGTGTCCTGACCAACTGCACGAACCATCTGTAGAGGAACGTATGGGCAATAGAACAATCCAGCGTCATAAGGTGAAGAACCCTTATATCCAGCAACGTAGTACTGATCAGCAGCAACGTTTGCAGAATAAGGATCGATATAAACCTTAAACTTACCACCAAGAACACCAGCAAATGTATTGCCTGTGTCATCAACGTTAAGATTAGCGTTAAGAGCAGGTGTGTAATCTAGAACACCAGCCATTGTTAGAGCAGAAGCAACGTCAGCAGAGCAGAGGACGATGTTGCCCTTTCCACGACGAGTTCTTTGTGCGATAGCGTTGGCATCTCTTTCGATCTGGAAGATAAGTCCCTTGAACTTCTCAACAGACCAACGACCATTACTATCAACGTCTAAGTCGAACGCACCACCAGTTGCAACGTTAGTTTGAGCACCAGACTCAGCAACCTTATAGATTGTACGAATGATTTCACGGTTGATTTCAGCAAGAATCTCTGTAGAGAGGATATTTGCTAATTCCGCTTCAGCATTCAATCCGTGGATTGCCTTAAGGTCTTGAGCGAGCTCTAGTGAGTACTCAGCCTTTAACGCACGAGATTTCGCAGTAACTGTTACTTTCTCGATGCTGAATGCCATCTCGTTGAACGAGTTCGCAGTAGCATCTCCAAGAGCTTCAGCGTTATCAGTACGCATACCTTGTCCAACAGGATAGGTAGTAGCACCTTGTGAACCTTGTGGGTTTAATGCAGCAGGGTTAGAAGCGTTAGTAAGACCAGTACCACCAGTAGTACCGAAACCAACTGATCCACCAGAGAATCCATCGGAAAGGTTTCCAGAATTGTTCTGTGATGAAAACGCTGTATCTGCTTCATTGAATAGTGCTTCGGTGCCGTCTTGAGCAGCGTAGCGACTTCTCATTGCGAAGATTAGTCCTGTAGGACCATTCATTGGTTGAACACCAGCTAGGTCATAAGCGACCAAGTTAGGCATTGAACGACGAATAAGACTTATTAGAACAGGGTCGAAACCAGCAACGGTTTGTCCACCTGAACTTGTATAACCACCATTACCTACACTGTTAGTAGGAGCGGCTTCATTAAGGAATTCTTTCTCTTCCTTGATTGAATTTTCTTGGTTCTCCAGAAGAACGGCAGTTACCATTCTACGATGTGAATCTTTGATTGGATCAAGACCTTCGTAGTCTAGAAGGGGTGCCCATTTCTCCTGCAGATGCTCTTGATTAATAGGAGCTTGCATTTGAATTTAACCTCTTTAAAAAAAGTTTTAGTTTGAACTATAATTTAGAAATCACTTTTTAGAAATACGACCTAGAGATGCCATGTAGGCTTCCATCGTTTTGCTTACACCAGACTCAGGAGCAGGTGCTACACCTTCAGATAGATTCTCTGAGTGTTCTTTCTTTTGAGTACCAGGATTAGCTGGGAAATAAGATTCCCTTAAGGTACCTAGTTTCTCACGATAGTCTGTCTCACTTTCAAACTCAATCTTTTCAGCGAGAGATTGTAGCTTTTCTCTCTGAGAAAGTGCTAAACCTTCTGTTACATCTGCAAAGATTACATCAGCAGTTGATTCTGCGAGTCTCTTATTAAGAGAAACGTTTTTATCAATTTGCTCATTGAGTTTATTTTCCATTTCATCAAGTTTTTCTACCATACTATTAAGTACATCATATTTTTCGTCAGGGATAGTTACATAATGTTCTTCAAAAAGACCCTTCATTCCTTCAAGGAATGATTCGGTCATTTCTGTTTTGAGTCCATTCTCTACTGCTAGAGTATTCTCTTCGATCCACTCTTGTGCAACATATTCGAGATAGGAGTCAATTCTTTCGGTTAAAGCTTCCTTAATTTCAGAAACCTCTTCTACAAGTTTCTCTTCATAAGATGACTTTAATTCTTCTTTGATGGTGTCAACCTTAGTTCTGATTGCAGCCTCAAAGATAGTCCGTGCTTTGTTTTGGAACTCTTCAGAAAGTTCTTCGCCAGCAATAAGAGCATTAATGTCTTCTTCAACATCAATTTTCTCTTCTTCTACTGTATCTTCAGCGACAACTTCTTCTTCAGTAGTTTCTTCTTCTGCAACAACCTCTGTTCCTTCTTCAGTTGTTGTTTCTTCTTCTGCAACTACTTCATCTGTAGTTACTTCGTCCTCGGCAACGATTTCTTGATTGTCTTTAACTTCCACTTCATCCCCTGAATTAAGAGCATCTTTTGTACTAAGACCCTTCATAGGATCTGCCTTACCAGCACCCTTATTGACAACGTTTCTCACTTGAGCGAGAGTTTTGCCAGGAGTGTTCAACTTATTAGAGTTGTCATCTGGTTTGGAGTTTTGTGGAGTAGGACCGCCTAAATCTTCCCAAGTTGCAGGAGTTCCACCAGTGGTTAGCTTCTGCATTGGTTCAGCTTTAGCAGCTCCTTTGGTTACTGCGTTTTCCATTTCTTGTAAATCGTTTCCAACGGACATTTTTAGATATTTTTAAATTAATCTGTATTTATTTATAGCCTTTATAGATTTGATAAGAAATCATTGAATAAATTCAACTTATGCTCTTCCAATCTTTTTTGATCGACTAAAGTGTTAATTGTTCTTTTAGTTTTTTCTGCGAGTTGCTCACGAAGGGTTCCACCTTCCCAAACCCACTCTTTTCCTTCCATTATGCCATTAACAAAAGCATCTGGAGCAGAAGGATCAGCAACGATATCAGCAGCAGTTGCTAACTGAAAATCTTCACCTACAACTTTTACACCATTAGTATCTTCTCTTAGTGAACCAACACCACGAGATGAAACTCCTAACATAACACCCTCACCAAGTAAAGATTTTGCAATCTTACCCATTGGTGTTTCAAGTAGTTGTGCCTTACCTTTAAAATTATTACCTTCCCTTACTAGAGATGTAATTTTATGAGAAACACGATCAAGATTAACAGTTGGACCTTCTGGATGACCTAATTCACCAAGAGCACGACCCTTAGAAACAAAAGATTCATTATATCTATTAACCTCTTTCTCAAGAGTATTCACTGGATACATTCTACCATTACGGTTTTTGATGTCTCCTTGCAAAAATACTCCCTCAATATAAAGTTTCTTTTTAGAACCTTTACCTTCGGTAATAAATTTAACACTTGAAATTTCTTCTGTAATCAGTTTCATGATTCTTGTTCTTGTTCTTGATCTTCATCAGATTGATCCAATTCTGCATCAACTTCAGTTTCAGTTTCTGCCTCATCTTCAACCTCTACAGTAGGTTCACCAAACATTGATGATGCTACTTTTGGTTTAATGGCATCTATTTTATCTGAAGATTTTGCATATAGTGCATCCTTAATTGCATCACTGATTTCACTTGAAGGTTTATCAGTGGCAATCAAATCGATGATATTATCCATAATATTTAATAATAGGTATATATTTTATTTATATCTCCGCTTTTTTAGTGTCTTTTTGAAGTTGAGCATCTACATCTTGTGCTTGTGCTTCCAAATCTGGTTCTACAGGGACTTCACCCATTGCCATAGGATCACCCATACCACCATCTGGAGGTAATGGTTCTCCAGTAACTGGATCTACCATTGAAGGATCAGGTATAATTCCTTGTTGAATTTCTTCTTCAATCTGCTCATCAATTTCAACAATTTCACTATCTGTCTGACGTAAAACTCTTCTTCTTACATAATCATTAGAATAATACTTACCAATATAAGGTTCAATTTGGGTTAGCATATTTATTCTGCCTTCCATAAGTTCAGACTCTTTAAGTTCTGCAAATTGGTTATCATATAAGAAATCATACTGAATATGATCTTCCATAATATCCCAATCTTCTGGAGTAACAATATTCTTCAGAATTAACTGAGTTCTGAGCATATCGTTAAACATTGCAGCAAAACGCTTTCTTAAACGTCCTACAAACTTAGCAAATTTGAGTTCATCTCTTAAAATTTCTGATGAACGTCCCAAATTAAAACCACCATCATTAGCGATTCTTGATTCTGGAACTCCTAATGAACGATAAAGTTTCTTCTGGAAGTACTCAATATCAGCAAGTTCTCCTAAGTTTTGACCACCTGGAAGTGTTGTGATTTCAGTTCCTCTACCACCTTCTCTTCTAGGCAACCAGAAATCTTCCATCATAGACAT